AACTTAATTAAAACTACACGCTATATGGACGAAGGAGCTAGAACTAGAAGTGGAGAAGAGTTAGATACAGACATCAATGCGTATAGTTTACTAATGCAAGCATTTGGTTTTAGTCCTGCTGATATATCTAACATGTATGAAAATAGATCGTTAGCGTTAAACTTTCAAACTAAAGTACGTAACCGCAGGAAAGCTCTACTTAAAGCGCACTATATGGGTATAGAAAATAATGATCCTGAATTGCAAGCAGAATCATTAGAAAGACTTTTACAACTCAACGAGTTGTTCCCAGGTATACTTAAAGAAAATACGCTAACGGCTTCTTACAAATCGCACCAAGCTTACAGTCAAGACTTACTTTTAGGTTTAAAATTTGACGCAGCTTTGCGAGACACAGTAACCGACAGATTTCTTAGTGACTTTGTAGCTTAAACTCTCCATACCCGAATGCCTCGCACCCCATCTTCTATACGTACTTTAGTAACTACTTTGTATTTAAGTCGTTTAACTTCTGCAAGTATGATGCGTCTGTGTTTCTTAGGGTCGAGGCACGGTATAAAAAATGACCAACCTTTCTTAAACTTCTTCCAGTTGATCTGGTAGTTCACCTTCTCTAATTCCATTTTCTTCCTTAGCTTTTTCTGCAAGGCCATCCATATTTAAAAAGTCACTATGTGAGCAATCAAAAATAATACATCGTACCGAGGGAGCTACTAAGTTAGTACCTTTTGTAAGCTGTTTGTTATCCTCTTTTATGCACATTTTTTTAGCTTTTAATTCTTTAACCAACGATCTGTACCCAATATGGTTGTTCTTACAGTATTTACTAAACGCCTTAGATGTAATGTACATAAGCTTAGTATCTGGTTCGTAGCGTATCAATAGACCCAGCCTGGGTTCTACTAAAGGAGCGGTTGCCCTTGCTACTCTCTTGTCCACGCTGTCATTGATTATTAATAAGTGCTGAATGTATAAGTTCAAAAACTCACCAATAGTTGCACTTGCACTATCCACCGGAGGAGTAGTATCTTTTCTTGTAGTTTGGATTACAGGTATAACTTTTTTGTAAATTCTACCTATGTCTAAATTTATTAATCCAACTTTCCTAGCAATTATTCCTCCTGCTATGTTAGCTGAAAGCATAGCGGACCAGTTTCTTTCCCTACTTGTTAGTTTAAGTTTTTTATCTATCGTACCCTGTACTTCTTTTATTAAGTCCATGCAGTCTTCAAAGTTTGCAATAACGTACTGTATAAAAGGAACAATGGCGTGACCGTAATTTTCACCTAGTTGGTGGTCAAACATTTCTTTACCCTCTTCAGGAGAAACAATCTCTCCATCTAAAGGCTCTACAACAAATTCAATTATCCGCATTATCTCCCCATCTGGGTGATCTTTTAGTCCCTGTAGTTTGTCGTAGAACGAAGAGTTAGAACTAGTTAAAGAGATAGTCCGCCAAGTAGTGTTGTTCTTGCGTAGCTTGTTTGCGTGAGGGTCTCCTTTATCATTACCTCTGCCTTGTGATGTAGCGTAAGCAAAGTCCGTCAACTGTTCAGCGGGCATGTTACTTAACTCATCCATTGTGTTTACTATATTGTTAAGTAGTCCGAGCTTAGTTATCTTTGCTACCGCCGTGTCGCGTGGAGTACCCAAAAGAAGTTCAGGGTCACCGCAAATACTGTTTGCCATTCTAAGTACGGTTGTCTTACCCGTACCAGAGTCCTTGTGTACTAAGTTAATAATTGCACCTTTTTGCCCAGTAAACTGTAACAAGGGTGCACCAAAGCCAGATAGTGCAGCAAAAGCTTGTATCTCTAAACCCTCTCTATCGTACAAGTTAAAAACTTCTTTCCATTTGTCTAGCGTACCTGCGGGTTCAAAGTAATCTACAAGGTCTTCAGTAACGGTAGAAGCTGGAGAGTGATACACCCCATCTACTGTGATTTCCCTAGTACCTACAATAAATTTAGTGTGGTTGTCTGCCCAACCGAATTGTGTTCTCATTATTTCTGCCTCTTTTCTTTTTGATAACTCAATAATGCAATCCATAATGTACTGCGTTATAAGTGTAAATTGTTTTCTGGGAGCTAAGATTCCATTTTCTGATAGCAACGCTTTTAATTGCCGCTCGTCTGTTACCTTAGACATTTTTATTACAAACTCTCTGAGACCATCACGAGGACTGTGTAACTTAAACACAGCTTGGTAAGAGCTTTCGCCGGGATCCCACATCCGTTTCTCAACATAAAAATCATACGGGTAAACTAACTTAGGCCCAGTACTGTTCTCATCTTCCAAGTTGTGAAACCATATACCCCCACTTTTTGCCTTGTAGTAATTCTTAGGGTACGGAGGTTTCTTGGTAGCCTTTTCTTTTTCTTCCTCGTCTTCTTCAAATAGTTCTGGTTCTTTGCCAAGTTGTATTGGACTAGTTATGCTGCCCTTATGTACGCATCCCTCGCACCCAGCCAAGTTGTGTTCAGCAAACTTGTCACACCCGTGCGGTCCTTTTATACCTTTGATCTTACGCTGAACCATATCAGGGTCGTAATCGGGATGGCCCTTAGATAACGCATGTACTGCCTTATCCGAATCGTTACAGTGTTTAGCTATAGACAAAGCGTTGAACCATCTAGGTTCAGCTAAAGTCTTTCGATTCTTAATGCAATCAACAAGCTGTTTACAAGGGTTTTCTCTGGTAATAATTGCTTTGAACGAAGTAGTATGGTCTTCTGCAAAAACACGTTCTTCCCAGTTAAGATTCTTTGCGGTCTTAGGTATCTCTACTGCGTCTTCGTCAACACCAAGCACGTCACGTAGTTCGCTAAACGGAATAGCAGCGGCTACATGTTTTACAGTTACTTTACTAGGGGTATCGTACTTAACGTTTAGAGTACCAGGAACTCTAAGTATTCGTGCTACTTCAAATACTCTAGGGTCAGCGCAAAACTTTTGAGTAACGCACACCTCCTTAAAACGTTTAGCTACAGGTATCCACTGTTCTTTAGGTACCTCTTCAGTAAACGCCCAGTACGCATGTACACCGTTACCTGAGTCAACTAGTGTTGGCCTTGGTAGACCTAGTGTTTTAGTAAAAGAAGCTAGAGCGCGTAACCCTTCTGCTTGTGTAGCGTAACCTTCGGGTAGCCCTGTTGATTGCTCGATGGCGTTTGCTTTACCTTCACCACAATCTATATCTACCCATAAAGACTGCAAAGACTCTACATTGTCTGCTGTACGTTTAGTGTTTTCTTTGTACTTAGCTAGCCCGAAGTATACGTGCTTACCTTGAGAAGCAAAGGTATCAAATACAGTTTGTAGTTCTTCTTTGTCTTTTGTCCACTTGTGAATTACTTTTTGGTTCTTGCCGGGGGGTATGCCAACTGCACAATACCACCCTCCCGATGGCACTACATGTTCTATTAAGTTAAAGTTCTCCATATAATTTGCAGGGGCAGATTACCCCCAAGCCCTCTTGGTTATGTAACCAATTCTAATTATTGTTTAAACTTAGCTATGTACTTTTTGATCGCACTAGTTAAGTCAGAGTGCGGCTCGTGCGTACCCATAAACCAGTTGTAGACCGTCTGTCTGCTGACCCCCAACTGAGAGGCAACATCGGAAACAGGTATGTCGTGCTTAATACATACCCTTCCTAGTTTTACTCCCAGTGAGGTTCGGTCTGCCTGTTTATTAAGGCTATCGAGTCGAGTTGTATAACCGTAACTCATTAGTCTTCGTCACTCCCCCATTCGTCTATAATAGAAGATAAGTCTTCACCGTCGGGCTTTGGCTCTTCCTTTTTCTTCTTACGTTTTACCGGCTCGGCTACCGGCTCTTCTTCGTCATCAAACGGATCAGGTTCAGAAGCAGTTGTCGTAGCTTCTTCAAAATCATCTCCAGAATCCTCAACAGTAAACGGACTACCCGACTCTTCACCTACAGTAAAACCATCTTCTTCTACATCAAAAGGAGACGCTTCCATACGTGGCTCTAATTTTTTAATCATTGCCCCGCGTAGTCGAAGAGATACCCCACCACCGTTTTGTTTAAAAGGCGCAAAGTTAACCGCTATATTTACTAAGCTACCATGAGTAAGCTCAAAGTCTGGCTCAAGCTTATTATTTTTCACGTCAAACTGCTTTGGTATCCCAGTTTTCTTACCGCTATATTGGGCTTTTATCTTAGCAGAACCCACATAAGTTCCATCGTCTTGCTTTTTAAAACTCATCTTTAGTTTGTTTTGCGGGAACGAATCATCAGCTTTTTTCCTAGCCTCCCAAGCTTTTTTCATTAGAGCATCCAGTTCTTTAGCTTGCTCTAAACTCATTTTAAAACCTAAGTCATAAGAAGCGCCGTCTTCCATTGCATCGCAAGGAACACTTTTATTTTGCTGGTCACTCCATTTATATGGCTGGTTTATACGTGGGTAATGCGCGAGTACATTTTTAATTATATGCTCGTTGTCTTTCATATTCTCATTTCCATTATCAAAAGGGTTAATATATTCGCCGTCTTTTAGGACGAGTTTGTTTACAGCATCTAGCTCTTCCGTACTAATTGGTCGAGCAGGTTTGAAATACATCTTGTGTAGGTTGTAAGTCTCAACAAAATATATCTCTGTCAAAACAGTGTTAAGTTCTTCTCCGTTACTTTTTAAATAGTCTCGGTACTGGTATAGCGTCATCTTGTTTACCGCTTTGGCAAATAAGCTAATACCTCCAATCCGTAAACTACACACTGTTTTAGATTCTTCTTCTACTACGGTAATAACTGTATAGAACTTACAAGGCTTACTCTTATATCCGGTTGCACCTTTTATGTTTTGCACACAATCAATACATCGGGCAGACTCTCTGTTCTCAACCGGCACACTAGGGTCGGGGGTATTGGAGTCCAAAGACCAACACTTAAGATTACCTGAGTAGTCGTAGTAGTTCCTAGATAACAAACCTTCGTCTGCTATTACTACTTTGATTGACGCTTTAGGTGCGTAAGTAGCAGGGTCTAAAAAGCATCCGTCTTGTGTTTCTAGTCGGTTCACTTATTTGTCGGCTTACGTACAGAGATAGCAAACTTACTGTTAGCCTGTAGCCCTTCAGGACATATGTCAGGGTTTTCAGCTAGGAACTCTTTCATGTTGCCATTGTGGATTCGTTTCTCAAGCAAGTGCAGTGCGTCATGTTTTATAAGGAACTCGTGCAGTCTCTCCCAGTCACTTGTCCAGTATTGAGATATTACTCTGCGACTAATAGTACCTTCTTGAGTCTTCAAGCTATCTACGTTTTGCTCTGCACATAGCTCTAGCATCTTGTCAGAAATCTTAGCCTGTATTGCTTTAAGCTTTTTGATCTCGTCTTCTTTATCTTTGATGGTGTGCCTCAACTTCATATAATCTGAGGCCATTCTGTCTGCTGTTAACTTAGTCATGTTCGCTCCTTTTCAAAGGGATAACCAGTTTAGCAGAGTCTTTTACATTGTCAAGCATCTATTTCCTGTCTATACAAATCAATGATCTTATTGTGGTTAGTGATGTTATTTTGCAGCATTGTGTAGAGTCGTTCTTCCACAGCACTTCCTGTTACGTGTACTACCGTCATAGAGTTATGCTGGCCGGGCCTATTTATACGGGCGTTAGCTTGTAGGTATGTCTCTACACTGGTCACTGGTGCATACCATATAACTGTGTTGGCGGCTGTTAAAGTCAAACCATGTGACGCGGCTTGCGGTTGTATAATAAGAACGTATGGATCGTCATCTTCTTGGAAAGTCTTAATAATTTCAGCGCGTTTATTAACAGTTACTTTTCCAGAGATTACTTTGCAGGTAATTTTACTTTTAGTTAGGAACTCCTCAAGCAAATTTATAGTATGTGTAAAGGGTACAAACACAAGCACCTTGTGAGATGACTCTTCAATTACTTCTTTAACAATGTTTAGCCTGTTACTTACATCAAACTGTATAACTTCTTTGTCGTCGGAATAAACCGCGCCTCCTGAGATTTGCAACAGCTTGTTTAAGTTAGTAGCAGCATTGACCGAAGTAACCTGTTCTCCGTCTGCTTGCATCATCATCCTATCTTTCAATAACTTATAGTAAGTCTCTTGCTGCTTAGTAAGTGGAGCTTCGCGTTCCACATGCACAACTGGAGGTAAGTCTAGGCACTGGTCTTTCTCAAACCTAATTGCCGGTTGCAAAACTTTATGTACTATAGTGTCCGCATCTGGCTTAGGTCTCCATATATACTGAGTTATCTTGTGCATAACCTTGTCACGAAACTGCCCAAAGTATTTAGGTGCGCCATCTGGATTAATTAACTTAGCTAAACCAAAAGCATCAACAGGTGATTGAGCTGCTGGAGTACCAGTAAGCATCCACATCCAGGGAATGTTAGTCGCAAGTTTGTTAAGCGTTTTCCAACGGTTTGTCTGCGCGTTTTTATACGCATTGGCTTCATCGACTACGATCATGTCGAACCCACCATTGATAATCTCTTCTGAAACTACAGCTACGCCATCAAAGTTTATAATGACAAACTCTGCTCCTGCGTTGATTATCTTTTTGCGTTGAGTAGACGTGCCGTGAGCAACTGAACAACTGCGGTGCATGGCAAACTTAAATAAGTCTTGCTGCCATGCTGATTTCATAATAGACAGAGGGCAGATTACAAGTACACGTTTGAGGTGTCTTAAGTTCATCAAGTAATCCACTGCCCATATTACACTAGCAGTTTTACCTGTACCCTGCTCGTTAAAACAAAAAGCTTTCTTGTGTAGTGTAAGAAAAGCAGAAGTTTCACGTTGGTGGGCAAAGGGTTCATGCTTACCAGTCCATTCGTAGTCGCGTGTAATGGGCGAAGGTGTACCTTCAACCTTCAACTTTGCTAGTGCTTGCGCTCCTTTTAAGTCCCACTTAACTGCAACTTTATACATCCCATCTTCTTCGCTTAAGACTTTACATCTTTCGATAGCCTCAGTGACTAGATGCGGACGTTTAGTTCTAAGTATGATCGCCTTATCATCGACTACTTGCATTATGCTTTCCGCTCACGAGTGCTTTTCTCTGAGACTAACTTGCCTTTTGAGTTACGCTTGAACGAACGGTTAGCACCGGCTACTTCTACTTTAGTATTGCCTGGGTTCTTTCCACCCTTAGATATAGCCTTCTTATGTGCTACGTCTTTACCGTCGCCCTTACTGACTTTGCCATCTTTTGAAGCTTTGCGTCGAGCAGCATTACGTTTTGCACGGTTCTTCTTTTGCTCTTCTGTACCCTGATACTTAGCGTACTCCGCCTTATAATCTCGTTTCTTTGTAGCCATAATCATTTCCTATTGTGTTCACATTTAGTTACCGGACAGTACGCACACAGTGGACCCGATACAGCGTTCCACACACCATATTTTTCTGCCGAAGCTAGAGCCTCTAAAGGTCCATCGAAGGTGGTATATAAAAGCTCTTGCTCGTCTCGTGTATGCACTTTCTTTACAAACTCATTGCTAACTACGTAAGCTAATGCAGA